AAAATGCCACGACAGTGTGGTAAAACAACAACCTCTGTGGGTTATATGCTTTGGTCGGTGTTGTTTAATGAAGAATATACAGTAGGTATTCTTGCTAACAAAGGTTCACTAGCAAGAGAAATTTTAGGTCGAATACAAAAGGCCTATGAATACTTACCTTTATGGTTACAACAAGGCATTGTAGTTTGGAATAAAGGTAATATAGAATTAGAAAATGGTTCTAAGATATTTGCCTATGCAACATCAGCATCTGGTGTTCGAGGCGGTTCTTATAACTTGGTGTTTTTGGACGAATTTGCTTTCGTTCAACACAATATGGCTTTAGACTTTTTCCAGTCAACATATCCTGTGATATCGTCTGGTCAAACAACTAAAGTAATTATTGTTTCGACACCAAACGGATTAAATTTATTTTATAAGATGTGGGTCGATGCTGAAGAAGGCCGATCCGATTATAAACCACTTGAGATCCACTGGTCAAATGTACCAGGTCGTGATGAAAGGTGGAAAGAAGAAACAATACGAAACACGAGTGAAGAACAATTTCGTGTTGAGTTTGAAACAGAGTTTGTAGGTTCATCTGCTACACTCATTTCAGGAGTGAAGTTAAGAAGTTTGGCATTTAGAAATCCAATCCGTCACGATGATGGGTTGGATATCTATGAAGAACCTAAAGCAGGACATCTGTATATTATGGCTGTTGATTGTGCTGAGGGTGTGAATATGGACTATTCAGCCATCAATGTTGTTGATGTAACACAGACGCCATATAGACAGGTTGCAAAATACCGAAACAATCAGTTACCGTTGATGTTTTATCCAACGATAATTTATAAAATCGGTACAATGTATAATGAGGCATTTGCCTTAATTGAAACAAATAACATAGGTCAACAAGTTGTAGATATTCTACATTATGACCTAGAGTATGAAAACATTTATAAGTTAGACCATCATCATATTAAAGGTCAAACGATTTCGGGTGGATTTAAAAGAAACTCTAACTTTGGTATCAAAACCACGAAATCTGTTAAAAAGATTGGTTGTGCTAACTTAAAAACATTAGTTGAAAATGATAAACTAATTATAAATGATTTTGATACGATTGCTGAATTGAATACTTTTGCTCGTGTAAGAGATAGTTATGCGGCTGAAGAAGGCAATCATGATGATTTAGTGATGGGTTTAGTTCTATTTGGATGGTTAACGGCTCAACAAATGTTCAAGGACGAAACGGACATTGATGTGAGAAAACAGTTATTAAAAGAACAAAATATGTTAATAGATGAAGAACTAACACCTGTTGGTGTATTTGATGATGGTCGGAAAGAAGAAGTTGAAATCGATTCTGGAGATGTGTGGTCAAACAGTGGCCTGGCAGATAGATATCCACCTTCAACTTTCTAAAAAACTAAATAGAGTATAAATTAAAAAAAGAATTCGACCCATTTATTAAAGGAGTAAATCCATGGCATTTCAGCTCTCACCGGGTGTAAATGTATCAGAAATTGATCTGACTACAATTGTACCTTCCGTTGCCACCTCGATTGGCGCTTTTGCTGGAAGTTTTGCTTGGGGTCCAGTTGGTGAAATAATTACCGTTTCTGACGAGGTTCGCCTTGTTGATAGATTTGGTAAACCTAGCACAAATAATTATGAATACTGGTTCTCTGCGGCTAACTTTTTAGCATATTCGAACAACTTAAAGGTTGTCCGTGCTTATAGCAATGATACATACACTGCTACTGCAAACGGATCACCAAATGTAATCATTAAAAATGACGATGATTGGGAAGCAAACTGGTCTGGAGGCGCAAACACTTATGGTGAATTCGCAGCTAGGTATCCAGGTACTTTAGGTAATTCACTTAAAGTTTCTATGGCAGATGCTAACACCTATTCAACATGGACATATGCAACACAATTTACTGATACACCAAATACATCAACATATGTATCAAATGCTGGCGGTGTCCGTGATGAAATGCACATTATCGTTATTGATGAAGACGGTTTAATTTCTGGAACTCAAGGTACAGTATTAGAAAAATATGGTTTTGTATCTAAAGCATCAGATGCTAAAGATGATTCAGGTAATACAAATTACTACAAAAATGTAATTGGTAATAAATCAAAATACATTCACTGGATGTCACACGCAGATGATGGTACCAATTGGGGTTCTGCCGCTTCTGGTACAACATATGCAAACTTAACAGCTAATGTAACAGTTTCACTTACTGCTGGTGCAGATGGTACAATCTCAACTGCTAATGTGGTAACTGCATACGATACATTTGACAATGCTGATTCAGTAGACATTAACTTAGTTGTTTCTGGTCCTTCTAACCAAACAATTGCAGATAGCTTAATCACCATGTGTGAAACAAGAAAAGATTGTGTTGTATTCTTATCACCTGAAAAAGCAGATGTAGTTGACAATGCTGGTTCTGAAACAACAGATGTTAAAGCATACAGAGACACATTAACATCAACATCATATGCTGTGTTAGATTCAAACTGGAAATATCAATACGACAAATACAACGATGTATATCGTTGGGTCCCATGTAACGGTGATATTGCTGGTTTAGCTGCAAGAACTGATCTTGAAAGAGATCCTTGGTTCTCACCAGCTGGTCCTAACAGAGGCATCATGAGAAACACATTGAAACTTGCTTGGAATCCAACAAAAACAAACAGAGATGACCTCTATGTTAAAGGTATCAATCCTGTTGTTACATTCCAAGGCGAAGGTACACAATTATTTGGCGACAAAACACTACAATCTAAACCATCAGCGTTTGACCGTATCAATGTTCGCCGCTTATTCATTATATTAGAGAAAGCAATTGCTCGTGCAGCTAGATTCTCATTGTTTGAATTCAACGACCAATTCACAAGAGCGCAGTTTGTGAACTTAGTTGAACCATACTTAAGAGACATTCAAGGTCGCCGTGGTATCACTGACTTCCGTGTTGTGTGTGATGAATCAAATAACACAGGTGAAGTAATTGATAGAAACGAATTTATCGGTGACATTTACATCAAACCTGCTCGTTCAATTAACTTTATTCAACTTAACTTTGTCGCAGTGAGAACAGGTGTTTCATTTGACGAAGTGGTTGGACAATTCTAATAAATAGAGAAAACAGGAGAAAATAAATGGCATTTAATGTAAACGAATTTAGAAGTCAAATGGTTGGAGACGGTGCCCGTCCTAATCTGTTTGAAGTTTCTATGCCGTTCCCTGCGTTCTCTGGACCAGGAAACGCACAAACAAAACTTACATTCATGTGTAAAACTGCACAGTTACCAGGCGCTACGCTTGGTGTTGTGCCAGTTCAATACTTTGGTCGTGAATTAAAGTTTGTTGGTAATAGAACATTCGCTGATTGGACAATTTCTGTCATTAACGATGAAGACTTTGTTGTTCGTAACGCCTTCGAAAGATGGATGAACGGCATCAATAGTCACAATCTTAATGTAAGAAATCCAGTTGCACTTGCACCAGGCGGTTATACCGTTGATGGTGAAGTAACACAGTATGGTAAAGCAGGAAACTCACTTAAGAGATATAAGTTTGTTGGCTTGTTCCCATCAGATATAACACCAATTGATGTTGATTGGGGTGCAAATGACACAATGGAAGAATTTGCAGTTACCCTATCATACCAATGGTGGGAATCAATCGAAGACGGTGTTGTGTAATAGAGTGGGGAATACTCCCCACTTTATTTTTTTTATAGGATGATAAATTATTATGGCGATTAAACTATTCGGATTCACTCTAGGCAAAAAAGATGTTGTTGTTCAACAACCATCTGACCAGCCTTCTTTTACCCTACCAAATGAGGCAATGGATGATGGTGCAGTTACCATTACCCAAAATGCTCATTACGGTACATATGTTGATTTAGAAGGTTCAGTTCGTAATGAGATTGAACTTATATCTCGTTACCGTGAAATGGCAAACCATTCTGAACTTGAAATGGCAATTGACGATATTGTCAATGAAGCTATCACACACGATAATTCTGGTAAAACAGTTGATATTCGATTAGACAATCTTCAACAACCAGAATCGATTAAGAAAAAAATCAGAGATGAGTTTAACAATGTTTTAAGAATGTTGAACTTTAATAATCTTGCTGATGATTTATTTAAACGATGGTACATTGATGGTCGTATTTACTATCATGTTGTTGTTGATGAATCCAGACCTAAAGAAGGTATTAAAGAATTAAGATATATTGACCCACGCAAAATCAGAAAAGTTCGTGAGGTTCAAAAAGATAAAGATCCAAAAACTGGTGCATTAATTATTAAATCAATTGGTGAATACTATGTCTATACAGACAAAGGTACAACCACACAAAACTATACTACATCGGTTAATTCAGGTTTAAGAATTGCACCAGAATCTATTATTAATATAAACTCTGGTTTAATGGATGCTAAGAATACTTTTGTTATTTCTTATCTTCACAAAGCAATTAAACCACTCAATCAGTTAAGAATGATTGAAGATGCTGTTGTCATTTATAGAATATCACGAGCACCTGAAAGACGAATATTTTACATTGATGTTGGTAACTTACCAAAAGGTAAAGCTGAACAATACTTAAGAGATGTTATGGTGAAATACCGTAACAAGATGGTGTATGATGCTTCTACTGGTGAGTTAAGAGATGATAGAAAACATATGTCAATGTTGGAAGACTTTTGGTTACCAAGACGAGAAGGTGGTAAAGGTACAGAGATTACAACATTACCAGCTGGTCAAAACTTAGGTGAACTTGAAGATGTTAAATACTTTAGAAATAAATTATTACAATCTTTAAATGTTCCAATTTCTCGTTTAGAACCACAACAAGGCGGTATGATTGGTCTTGGTCGTTCAACTGAAGTCACAAGAGATGAAGTTAAGTTTGGTAAGTTTATTACAAGATTAAGAAATAAATTTTCACAAGTATTTGACAACGCTTTAAAGATTCAATTAGTATTAAAAGGGATTTGTTCATTAGAAGAATGGCAAGATTTTCAAGAGCAAATCTATTATGATTATCTCAAAGATAATAACTTTACAGAATTAAGAGATGCAGAGTTACTAAGAGAACGAATTGCACTTCTCAATACTGTTGATCCATATATTGGTCGTTACTACTCAACCGATTGGGTCAAAAAGAATATTCTTCAAATGTCATCTGAACAAATTGAACAGATGGAAAAAGAAATTGAAGAAGAACAGGAATCAGGTGTTTCATTTGGTCAATCAGAGGTTGATCCAAATCAATTTCCACCTGAAGATAATACAACAGATTCGGATCAAACTGAATCACAAACCCCTGAACTTGATGCTGATGTAATTAAGTTTGGCGGAATAAATAAAGGTTAATCGGAGAATATTATGACAGATGTAGTTGACTTTGTAAATCAAATAGCCGCAGCTCAAAGTGCTGATGCTAAAGATACTTTAAATAACATTTTATCAC